GATTTATCAGATGAACCTGTAGACTTTGAAGCAGGAGAAGAACCAGACGCATAATGAACATTACAGATAAACTATATACAGAGTGGGCTTGGAGATCTAAAACAGGTACTCCTACTATGGATAACCCAGAAGACAAAGCTATTTTAGACAATTTATTATCCGAATTAGTAGAACAAGGCCCTACGAAAGCCGATATAATAGACTATATTAAAAACGCTGAATTAGACGATAAACAAATTGCTAAACTTTACCAAAGAGTATCTAACTTCGGTAATTATAGAAGTATTAAAAGTACTATGAATAAAAAAGGCTATGGTAATCTAGCTAAAAAATACTCTATACAAATACAGCAAATAATAGAAGATTTACCGAGAGAAGATGCTGAAAAATTCTCAACATATTTACAAGATGAATCTAATCAAGCAACCTTTCCAACAAATAATCACAAAGGTAATCTACTTGATACTCTAAAAAATAAAACAGGATTATCTGATGCAACTATAAGAGCTGTATTTTTTCATACCGCTCAAGATGAAAAGAAACGAGGAGTAGGGATGGGTGAAGTTGCAATGTCACTACTTTTTAAAAATGTTTCTAATACAGTTGGAGGTAAAGGAGATTTATCTATTGATGGAGGAGAATTTGAAATTAAGGGTAATGGTGCTAAACTAGGACCTAAAGGCGGTATAAGCGGTGCTGCTTTTATTAATGCATACTCTAAATTTAACGTAGTACTAGACGGTAAAAAATTTACATACGAAGGTAAAGATTATAAATTAAGTCATCTTGCTTACCTAATTAGTGATTTATTTAAGAAAGAAAATAAAGGAGATGTACTCAAGACAACCAAAGACTTTTTAACAGGAGTTGTAGGTTTACCCGCAGATAGCAGAATCAATAAAATAGATTATAGTGATCCAGCATCTATAAACCGTAATGTAGGTTTAATGCACTTTATAGACTATTCTAATAAAGAAGGATTTAGTCATTTTATGATTCATGATTTTGGTAGTGGTACAAGATTAAAAGGAGGTAATACAGGTAAATATATGTATGTAACTGGTTCTCCTGAAAGTATGGCTGAAGGTTTAGACAAGTTAGGAGTTACTTTTGAAAAAATTTCATATGTCCTCTTTAGACCTAGAATGGGATATGCAACTTCCTACTTAGGAGAAGACGAACAATAAAAGTTATGGCAAAAGATATCAAAAAGATAATTGCACAGGAATATCTTAAATGTGCAAAGGATCCAGCATACTTTATGAAAAAGTATTGTTTTATCCAACACCCTACTAGAGGTAGAATTCTTTTCGCTTTATACCCTTTTCAAGAGAAAATCTTACATTTATTTAAAGATAACCAGTATATTATTACCCTTAAATCAAGACAGTTAGGTATATCAACTTTATCAGCCGCCTACAGTTTATGGTTAATGCTCTTTCATAAAGATAAAAACGTTCTAGCACTTGCAACTACTCAAGCAACAGCAAGAAACTTAGTTACTAAGACTATTTTTATGTATGATCAGCTACCTAAGTGGTTAAGGTTAAGAGCAGTAGAAAAAAATAAATTATCTCTAAGATTAAAAAATGGCTCTAAAATTACTGCAAAATCTTCAAACGCTGATGCTGCAAGATCTGAAGCGGTATCGCTACTATTAATAGATGAGGCGGCATTTATCGACAATATAGATGAAACATATACTGCTGCTCAACAAACATTAGCTACCGGTGGACAGTGTATGGCACTATCTACTCCTAACGGAATAGGTAACTGGTTTCATTTAACTTGGGAAAAGGCTGAAACAGGAGAAAACTCCTTTTTACCTATAAGATTACCTTGGACAGTACATCCTGAAAGAAATGAAACTTGGCGACAACAACAAGACAGAGACCTAGGTCCTAGGATGGCCGGTCAAGAATGCGACTGTGATTTCTTATCCTCAGGAGATACAGTATTTGAACCTGAAGATATATCTTTTTATGAAGAAACATACCAAAAAGACCCTATGGAAAAAAGAGGAGTTGACGGTAATTTATGGATTTGGGAAGGAGTTGACTACAGTAAGTCATATATGGTTGTAGCGGATGTAGCGAGAGGAGATGCTACGGATTACTCTGCATTTCATATATTTGATATAGAAAACTGTGTTCAAGTAGGAGAATATAAAGGTAAAATATCTCCTAAAGACTTTGGAAATGTACTGGTCGGAATTGCAGCTGAGTATAATGATGCTTTATTAGTTATAGAAAATGCTAATATCGGATGGGCTACTATAGAACAGGTAATGGAAAGAGAATATAGGAATTTATACTATAGCCCTACTAATAATAGAGACACAGTAGAGTCATATATGAATAAGTTTGAACGTGATAAACTAGTACCTGGGTTTACTATGTCAGCTAAATCACGTCCATTAGTTATTGCTAAAGCAATCGAATATATTAGAGAACATTCAGTACACGTACAGTCTAAAAGGCTAATGGCTGAAATGAGGGTATTTATATGGAAAAACGGTAAAGCACAAGCTCAAGATAGATATAATGATGATTTAATTATTTCTTTTGCAACTGCTTTATATGTAAGAGATACTGCGTTAAGACTAAGACAACAGGGTATGGACCTAGCTAGAGCGTCATTATCTTCGTTTACAAACCTTAACGCTCAAAATAAAGCTGTGATAAAGACAGTTGGAAATCAAGTAAAAAATCCTTATATTGTTAATACACCAGGGGGCGAACAAGATATCTCTTGGTTATTAAAATAGACTATTTATAATTAAAACGTACTTTAATGGCGGATAAATCACTATTTGGTAGACTTAAGACACTTTTTTCAAACGACGTAGTAATAAGAAACGTCGGAGGAAAAGAACTTAAGATTGCTGATGTAAACAAAATACAGAATACTGGTAGATATCAAACTAATTCTCTAGTAGATAGATTTAGCAGACTTTATATCTATAACAATAAGAATATTTATAACCCTAATATTAACTACCAGACATTAAGAATTCAACTATACTCAGACTATGAAGTAATGGATACTGATCCAATCATAGCATCTGCTCTAGATATTATAGCTGACGAAGCAACAGTTAAAAACGATCAAAACGAAATATTAGCTATTCAATCTTCTGATGAGAATATACAAAGAGTACTTTATAATTTATTTTATGATGTACTTAACATTGAATTTAATTTATGGTCTTGGACTAGAAACATGGTAAAATATGGGGACTTCTTCTTAAAATTAGAGATTTCTGAAAAGTTTGGAGTATACAACGTACTTCCTTATACTGTATACCACATGATAAGAAGAGAGGGAGAAGATCCTGATAATCCTTCTAAAGTAATCTTCCAGTTAGACCCAGATGGATTAGCATCTTCACAGAGTACTAATTACTTACCTAGAAGACGTAAAAAGAACCAAAAAATTATAGATTTTGACAATTACGAAATAGCTCACTTTAGATTAATATCTGATACCTCTTACTTACCATACGGTAGATCATACTTAGAACCAGCTAGAAAGATATATAAACAAGTTACTCTAATGGAAGATGCGATGTTAATTCATCGTATAATGAGAGCTCCAGAAAAGAGAATGTTCTACATTAACGTAGGAAACGTTCCACCAAATGAGGTAGAGCAATTCATGCAAAAGACCATTAATTCAATGAAAAAGACTCCTTATGTAGGAGAAGATGGTCAATACAACCTTAAGTTTAATATGCAGAATATGATGGAAGATTTCTATCTACCTGTAAGAGGAGGAGATCAATCAACTAGAATAGAAACTACTAAAGGATTAGATTACGACGGTACTACTGACGTTAATTACCTACTTAACAAAATGTTTGCTGCTCTAAAGATACCTAAAGCTTATTTTGGATATGAAGGAGATCTAAGCGGTAAAGCTACTTTAGCAGCAGAAGACATAAGATTTGCTAGAACAGTAGAAAGAGTACAGAAGATTATGGAATCAGAGCTTACTAAAATAGCTCTAGTACATTTATATTCTCAAGGATTCTCTGGTGAAAGTTTAACTAACTTTGAAATTAAGTTAACTACACCATCTATTATATTCGAACAAGAAAAAGTAGCTCTACTTAAAGAAAAAGTAGATCTTGCTTCTCAAATGAAAGATACTAAACTATTTTCATCTGACTATATATACGAATCAATATTTAATTTATCAGAAGATCAATATATGGAAATGAGAGACTTGGTTAGAGAAGATTCTAAAAGAACATTTAGAATAGCCCAAATTGAAGGAGAAGGAAATGATCCTGCTAAGTCTGGTACTACATACGGTACTCCACATGATTTAGCTTCTATGTACGGTAGAAGAGCTACATCAACTCCTAAAGGCGGAGGAGCAGAAGATATACCTACAGGGTATTCAGAAACAGAACCTGAATGGGGAGAACCTGGACCTGAAGGAGGTAGACCAACAGAAAAAGCATCTGTATACGGAACCAACGATGCTTTAGGCGGCCGTGATCCATTAGGTATACAAGGTATGAAAGGTGGATATCCTTCTGATAACGATAATGTAGCAGAGAACCTATCTACACAAGCTGTTTATCATAGAAATAAACAAGATCTTAAAAATATAGTTTTTAAAAAGCATGCAACGAAAGAATCTAAGATGCTAAGTGAAGACAATATTAAAGATTTAGAGAATTAATACATATTTATATATAGTAAACGTATACAATGAGGATAAAACATTCAAAGTATCGCAATACTGGTCTTATATACGAATTGCTGGTTAAGCAAATCGCTGCTGATGTACTCGAAAATAAAGAGTCAACAGCTATAAAGATTTTAAAAAAGTATTATAGCGGTAAGACTACTTTAGCTAAAGAATATAAGCTATATGAATTTGTAGTTAAAAACAATTCAGTATCTCAAGCTAAGGCAGAAACGATCATTTCTACTATTACTGAGGTTTCAAGAAAATTCAATCAAAAATTACTTAAAGAACAAAAGTATGCTTTGATATCAGAAATAAAAGAAAAATATAACATTGACGAATTTTTTACTGTCGATGTAAGAGATTATAAAGCACTAGCGTCTTTATACTGTTTATTAGAAGCACAAAATAATTCTAATTTAGTTGACCCTAGCTTTTTAATTAATAATAAAACTACTTTATTAGAGCATTTAACATCTAAGAAACAAAATGCAGAGGACGTTAAAGACTCATTAATAGAGCAATATTCTAAGTATGATAAAGATTTAAAGCTATTAACCTTTAAAATCTTATTAGAAAAGTTTAATACTAAGTATAGAGATCTTCTTCCTGAACAGAAGAATATTTTAAAAGAATTTATAACATCAGTTAATTCAAGTAAAAAACTATTTAATTTAGTTAATACTGAATTTAGTAAAATTGCAGAAGCTGTAAAAGGTTTAAGTAAAAAAGTAACTGATGATATACTAAAGATTAAATTAGATGAAATATCTAAGTCAATCAAACCTTTAAAAAGTACTGATAAGGTTGGAGATACTCATTTAGTTAATCTAATGCAATATTACGATCTAGTAAACGAGCTTAAAAGCTTATGAAAAGGTCGGAACTAGTTCAGTTAGTACGTGAAGTACAACAGGAATTAGACGAAGCTAACGTTACTAATAGTGGCGGAGCATCATTTACACCTGGTGATGGAGCACAGTATGCAACACCAGCTGCATTTGGAAAGGCAACTCGAGCAATTAAAACGCTTAAGAAGCAAGGTTACAAGCAGGTTAGTCGTCCTAAACGACCATCACATACTAAAGCGTTTGACTATTTATAAAAATGAGAACATACACAGTAACAGAAAAGCATAGAGCCGTACAAGAGGGTAAAATGGCTAAGAGTGAATTTGTAAGACAAATGAGACTTGGTTACCCAGAACACATCACACAATGGAACGGGTACGATGATACAGTACAAATTCTTAAAAACAGAGGTCTTCTCTATGAAACAATTAAACCTGTTGTAGTAGAAGAAAAGATAGATGCAATGAAATTACCTTATAGCTTAGAGTCATTAGACAGAGGTATAAGATATGAATTTGCAGCTGCTGGTATTGATTATCATGCTGGTGCTAGAATTAATATTGAACAATATAATGAAGCACTTAATAAAGCAAAAGCTAATTTAGATAAAGACCCGATGCATTATCTTAATTTAGTTTCTGGTGAATCTTCAAAAGTAGATAAGAACGACCAACTAAGACCAGTTTCTAATAAACCAGATGTATTTAATGGAATGAAAAAAGCTGACCTTAGAGAAGCTAAAGTACTTTTAAAAGAAGGAAAAATGGACGATCTAGCTGAAAAGCTAGGTATTGATGTAGGTAGATTACAAGCAGCTGCTGATAGATTAAGAGAAATGGAAAGAGAAGATGCTGCTGAAACTGCTGGTAAAGTTCAAGCAATGAAAGATATTATTGGAGAAGAACCTGATGAAGTAATGAATATTGATAGATTTGGAAAAGAAAAAGAAGATAAAGACAGCAACTATACTAAAGTAAAAGAAGCTGAAGAAATGGATCAAGAGGAATACCACTTAAAAAGAAAAGAAGCTGCTAATGCTGCTATAGATATTTTAAGAAGAAAGTATCCTGAAGTTACTGCTGGAATACTTAAAGACTTTCTAAGAACTCATATGGATGATCTATATGGTGGAGCAGATCCTATAGAAGAATTTGAAAACTATGTATCAGTTAATTATGATAGTTTAGATGAAGAAGAGAAAGTAACCGAAGATATTGAGGTACTAAGTGACATCATGCAAGTAGTAGGTATCGAAAATGTAGAAGATGCTCTAAAAGCGATTGAAAGATACGAAGGAGATAATGGTCCTGTTAGTAGAGAAGAAGCTAAAGAACTTATAGCAGATCTTAGAGCTACAGATGATGATGAACACGATAGACATATAACTAACCTTATGGTAAAAGCATTTAATACAAAGCTTAAAGGAGTATCTGAAAAGAAAGGTATAGATCACGATAAAGATGGAGATGTTGATGGAGATGATTATATGGCTGCTAAAGATAAAGCAATTAAAAAAGCAATGGGTAAAGATGATGAAAAGAATGAACAGTTAAAAGAAGCTATCAAAAAGATTATAAAAAAATCTTTAACTAAAGATACTTTAAACGAAGCTGCTACTAATCATTTAGCTGCAATGGCTGATACTTATGGAGACTATAAAGGTATGACAGTAGTACTAAATGATCTTCAGAACATAGTAACAGATATTGAAAGTTA